CTCGAGAAGCTAGTCCTTAGTATTCTTGGCGCTCTAAACGCGTCCAAGTACGAGCTGTCGGTGGTTGATAAGCCATCGGTACTCACAATCGGCACAACAAACCTGTTGTGTGCTGATATTCGCTTGAGCGTCCGCTACGAGCAAACCGCATAGGAGACCCAATGACAACAATCATCACAGGGCGCGATGTGACCTTCACACTTGACACGAAGCCATACGACGCTCAAACAACCTCGGCAACTTTGTCGGCTGAAACCATTATTGAGACTTATCAAACTCTCGATGGTCGCGCTTACAAGTCTGTCGATAAGCAATGGACCTTCACAATTGAGCTCTTGCAGGACTGGGGCGCTTCAGGCGCTCACGGCTCACTGTTCGAGTCAATGTGGGCAAATGCTGAGACAGCTCCAAACACGACAGTAGCCGTCTCATTCACTGCCGCTTCTGGCGCAGTATTCACTTTCAACGTACTACCAATCTTTCCAAGCGCCGGCGGAGCAGCACCAGGAGCACTTACCGACACTTGGACCTTGACTGTCGTCGGACAGCCATCAGAGTCGTTTAGCTAATAGATCGGAGCATCGGGAGCAATGAAATTACCAATCACAATTGAATATAACTCAGGGGAAACAGAGACCTACTACGCTGCGCCACCTGAGTGGGCCAAGTGGGAGAAGAGCACCGGTAAAGTAGTTTCAAAACTGGATGACGGAATTGGAATGTACGACCTGCTCTTCCTCGCTTATCACTCTATGAAAAGAGAAGCAGCTGGAAAGCCAGTCAAGTCTTTTGAGATTTGGATGGAGACAGTCGCAGATGTTCAAGCTGGGGTGAATGACCCAAAAGCCACAAGCGCGGAAGTCTAAGCCGGTTAATTGTGGAGCTAGCAATAGCCACAAAGATTCCGATGCAATACTGGACCGAAGCGGAAGATATACTGACAGCGATAGAGATTCTGGAGAAGCGAAACGGTGGCCGACGACGTTGATTTTAGTCCGTATAGTAAGCGCGAGCTTGCTTCTCTGGCTAAGACATTTACAACAATGGGCGATGAATCTGTCGAGGCTGCCAGAAAAGTTTCATACGAAATTGCAGCATTGGCAAAATCAGAAATCTCACAAGCAGCATCATCAAGAACTAAAAACAATGCCGGAACTAAACGAGTGGCAGACGGCGCGTCAATCTCTCGTACTTCAAAGACAGGGCGTCTATCTTACGGTTTTGATGGTCAGCGTTTTTCCGGTGGCGGCTCCACAAAGAGTCTTTGGCGCGGACTGGAATTCGGAAGTCAGCGATTTAAGCAATTCCCAGAATGGTCCGGTCGTTATGGTCGAGGATCAAGGGGTTGGTTCATTTATCCTTCCCTTCGCAAAATTCAGCCTCAATTGACTTTGATGTGGATGAAAGAAGTCAATAACGTCATTAAGAATTGGAAAAACTAATGGCACAAGATTATAGAACGTTAAAGCTTGAGGTACTTGCCGAGACAAAGCAATTTGTCAAGGGAATGAATGACGCTAACAAAGAAACTCAATCCTTTGGCGATAAATTAGGCGACTTCTCTAAAAAAGCCGGAGCTGCCCTCGCAGTAGTCGGTGCTGCCGCTGGTGCTATGGCTATCAAGGTGGGCAAAGAAGCCGTACAAGCCGCCTCAGATTTAGCTGAATCAACTTCTAAAGTCGGAGTTATATTTGGCAACGTTTCTGAAGAAATAACTAAATTTGCCGCTCAAGCTGCGTCAAGCTTGGGTCAGACTAGAATTCAAGCGCAAAACGCCGCTAGCACTTTTGCAACCTTCGGTAAAGCAGCCGGCTTATCTGGCAAAGACTTATCCAACTTCTCTATTGAATTTGTCAAGTTAGCTTCAGACATTGCATCGTTTAATAACACTTCAGTAGATCAAGCTATCAATGCTTTGGGTGCTGCTTTACGCGGCGAATCCGAGCCTATTCGCGCTTATGGTGTTTTGCTAAATGATGCGACCCTTAAAGCCAAAGCTATGGAAATGGGCCTTTATGACGGTAAAGGCGCTCTCGATGCTCAAACCAAAGTCCTAGCTGCTCATCAGGTAGTTCTTGCTCAAACGCGGGATGCGCAAGGAGATTTCGCTCGTACGGCTGATGGAATGGCTAACAGTCAAAAAATATTGACGGCTCGCTTGGAAGAAGCAAAAATAACTTTAGGTGAAGCTTTATTGCCAGTGGCTTTGAACGTTGTTAATTTATTTAATGATAAATTTTTGCCAGTTATACAAAATATAGCTGGTGCTTTCTCAAATGAAGAAGGATCTGGGTTAAGTGACAAAGTAAAAGGCTTTGTAACCGAAGCACAAGATTTTCTCGAGCCCATAGTAATAGCCATTAAAGATGCTTTTGAAAACTTTAGCAGTGCTTTAATAGACAATAAAGATAATTTTGAATCAATTATTACGGTGGTTAAAGATGTATATGATTTCTTTAAAACTTATCTAGTGCCATTATTAAAAGGTTCTTTAGTTTCAGCAATACAGGGTATTGGAACTGCTTTTACGGTCGTTGCCAAAATAGTCGGTCCAATAATTGGGACAATTGCAAAATTGATTTCTGGCATCATAAATATAATTGATAATGTAGTTAGCAAAATTATTGGATTAGCTAACGAAGCTATTGATGCCGTCAATACCGTAATCGAAGGTTATAACAAAATACCTATATTGCCCGATATTGCAACCATTCCCAAAATATCAACAAAAGGTGGAAGCACCGGTTCTAATACTGTTGCCAACGCAAGTCTTCCGACTGGTTTTACAGCGGCGGTTGAAAGTCTCACTTCTGGAGCAATAGCAAACGTATCTTCGGTTTCTAGTGGCACAATTCCATCTATTAGCTCAACAGGAGCAACCTCTGGCTCTAGTACCTCAAAGGGATCTGCAAGTAAGCCGGAATTGACGCTAATCGAAAAAGTTACTCAAGAAAACTTTATTGATTCTTTGCAAACATTTTTTGATGTCGCCAGTTTCCGCCGAGGGGAAGAAGCCGACCGCAATATCGTAATTAACGTAAATGCGCCAAGCGTCATCGACGAGAATGGTTTTGCGGCAGCGGTAGCTGATGCCCTTAACAACACTCAACGCCGAACAGGTGGCGGCTTAGGAGCGTTGGTAGATTGAGCCTTTGGAGTCCGGTTTATCGAGTCAAAATTAATGGCTATACGGTTACTGGCGCGACGCTTGCCGGTTTAACTATTACTTCTGGCCGCACAGATATTTACGCTCAACCGTTAGCCGGTTATTGTAACTTAACTTTGCTTGAGACAAGCTTGGCAGCCGTACCCTATGAAATTAATGATCCAGTAACCGTTGAAGTCCAAGACTCAAGCGGAGATTGGGTAAGCTTATTTGGCGGTTTTGTAACCGATATTGCTATTACTGTCGAAACTTCTGGCTCTACCGCTACGAGCCAAAGGATTAACATTATTGGCGTTGGAGCTTTGGCTAGATTAAATCGTTCGGTTTATGTTGGAAGCTTTGGTCATCAATTTGATGGGGACCGAATTTATGAATTACTTCAAGGCGTTTTATTTGACTCTTGGGATGAGGTACCAGCTGCAACTACTTGGGCAACTTATGATGCAACAACGACTTGGGCCAACGCTGAAAATTCTGGTTTAGGGACAATTGATCAACCCGGAGATTATGAGCTTCACAGCGAAACCAATTTAAACGACACAGTTTATAATCTAGCGGCTCGTTTTGCTTCAAGTGCATTGGGGTATTTATACGAAGATGCTCAAGGCCGCATAGGTTACGCTGACAGCACTCGCCGAGGACAATATTTAGCCACTAATGGTTATGTCGATTTGACCGGCAATCACGCCTTTGGTCCGGGCCTTAATATGGTCAAACGAGCTGGAGACGTCCGCAATAATATAACTTTGAGCTATGGCAATAACAGCTCTTTATCCGTCAGCGACAGCGACCCTACTTCAATTGCAGCTTATGGCAACTTGGGAGCAACCGTAGTTACCACTCTCCGTCAAGCTACTGACGCGACTAATCAGGCAGCCTTTTATCTAAACATCCGCTCTAATCCTCAATTTGGCCTAAAGCAAATTAGCTTTCCATTGGCTAGCTCAGAAATTGATAATACTGACCGAGATGCCCTTCTAAATGTATTTATGGGCTTGCCATTGAACATTACCAATTTGCCAAGCAATATGACAGCCGGACAATTTCAAGGTTTTGTCGAGGGTTGGACTTGGACAGCTGGCCTAAACCAATTAAACCTGACTCTCAACCTGTCTCCAGTAGCCTATTCGTTACAAGCCTTTGCTTGGGATGACGTACCGGCTCCAGAGACTTGGCAAACGATTTCACCTACCTTAGAGTGGCTTGACGCTACAATAGTGGCCTAAAGGAGAACTATGGCAAATACGACCAATTTCGGATGGGAAACCCCTGACGATACAGATTTAGTCAAAGACGGAGCCGCAGCGATGCGGACGCTTGGTAATTCCATCGATGCTTCTTTTGTCGATCTTAAAGGTGGCACAACCAATCAGGTTTTGGCTAAAAATTCAAATACCGATTTAGATTTCAAATGGGTAGCCGATGCGACAGGAATTCCTGCAACGATTTTTGATGCAAAAGGTGACATTATTGCCGCCACTGCCGCCGACACCGCAGACAGATTAGCTGTTGGTGCAAATAATACTGTTTTAACTGCCGACTCCAGCACCGCAACAGGATTAAAATGGGCGGTTCCATCAGCTGGCGTTACCAATTGGACTTTATTAAATTCTGGTGGAACGGCTTTAACTGGAGCCGCTACTGTCACAGTTTCAGGAATAAGCGGTCAAAAACAAATTTTAGTTTTAGTATCTGCAGCCTCAAGTGCAAATGCTAATTCTTGGATTAGGTTAAGAATAAACACCGATACCGCAGCAAATTATTCTCAGTTTGGTATGCAAATACAAGCTAGAGATCCGTACGATGTAAATATATTGCAAAACGTAGCAAATTATTCTACTGCTACTTCAATAGATTTAGGTAAGACAGGCAGCAACGCTGGCGGACAAGTTAGCGGTGGAGTTTTCATTGACCAAGCAGATCAAACTGGTTGGAAAAGATTAAGTGTCAGTGCAGCTGGAACCGATGCATCTCACTCAGGTAATTTTGGTCCAGTAGGTGTAGCAACTCAAGGATTTTATGAGGGCTCAGCTGCAATTACTTCAATTAGCATACTTTCATCAAGCGGTGATTTAGATGCCGGAACTGTTTATGTTTTAGGAGGCGCGTAAAATGAAGCTGGTTGAAAGAATACACAATCTTGAAACGAATGAAATTATCGATATTGAAAGAGACGCCACACCTGAAGAATTAAAAGAGATAGAACTCGCTCAGGCTGAAGCAGCTGCAATAAAAGCAGAACTAGAAGCTAAAGCTAAAGCTAAAGCTGATTTGCTTGCAAAGCTTGGGATTACTCAAGAAGAAGCTAAACTACTGCTAAGCTGATGGCTAAACTTTGCAAAGCTGGCCAACAATTACGCGAGCAGATTGACGATGATTATCCAGACCGCGACCGCAAATCGGATGGCTGGGTAGCTGACGCTCGTCACGTCGCTAAAGGCACTTCGGATCACATTCCTCAAAATGGAATCGTCCGCGCTTTAGATATTGACGCCAACCTTAACGCTCATCCAGAAGAGACTTATGCGTTAGTAGAAAAAATTCGCAAATGCGCTAAACGAGGCGACAAGCGGATTAAATACATTATTTACGACGGAAAGATTATGAGCCCAATCCTCAATTGGAAACGCAGAAAATACCGGGGTGCTAATCCTCACCGTTCGCATTTTCATATTAGCTTTACAACTCTGGGAGACAATAACGGCAAGTGGTTTGACCTAGAAGGAGAGCGTAATGAACGAGTTAAAACTGATGGCAGGAAGCTGGGCAAAGACATTCCTAGCGACAGCTCTAGCGACATATATGGCGGTCGGCTTGGATGCAGAGACAATAATCAATGCTGCTATTGCTGCCGTATTGCCGAGCATAATTAACTGGCTCAACCCTAACTACGAGCGTTACGGCAAAGTCCGGTAATGGCTCCCGGGGATATTGCGGCTTTTATAGCCTCTGTTCTCGGATCTATCGGGTTACTTATCGCTGGTCTTAGATACATAATAAAACTTGAGAACCTTCCGCTGATTTCACGGCTTGACAAGTTAGAATCTACTCTTGAGATGGCCCTAAGGGAGAAGGTGGCAAAAGGTGGCACAAAAGCGCGGCGTTAAAAAGCCAGTAAAGAAGGTTGCTAAGAAGCGCCGCACTGTTAAAGAGTTGCCGACAAAGCTTGATTTTTGGGCTATTGCTTGTAAAGAGATTTATGAAACCTGCCGCCGTAATGGAATGGACGAAGGAACGGCTTTGGCTTTTGCTATGGATCGCTCTAGCTGGCCGGACTGGGTTATCGACCCTTCTGATCCGATTAAGAAAATCGGGTGGGAAGACGGAGAAGAGGACGTCTAATTTATCTTCGCGAGGTTGAGTTATTTGAGGCGCTAAAGTCAGTATTCCCGGACCTAACGCCACTATCAGCGACCGACCGAGCTGACGGGATTACCCACGATGCCTATATCGAGATGAAGTGCCGCCGCACCCATTACCCCACCCTTTTAATAGAAAAAAAGAAGTGGGATTACTTGGCCGAAATAAGGGCTAGGACAGGCGCTAGGACGCTTTATATTAACTCCACCCCACAAGGTATCTATTGCTTTGATTTAGGGGCTCTAGAGGAGCCTCAGTGGGCTTTGAAGGCCCTTCCAGATAAGACCGACTTCGCCAACAGCGGTAAAGTCCAGAAGCTAGCCGGCTACCTAGATATCCGACTCGCCGAGCTGCTACTTGTATAAATCCATTTAATTAAATACATTTATCCCACTAAATCCATTTAGAGGATTTGGAAGGGAGAAGAAATGATAAATACGCCGAATTTAATTCGGTTTGATACCACTTCTGGCGCTTGGTCAGATGGTAAAAACTA